ATTCTGTTGGACAATTTAAAACTCCTTAGCATTTACAACCGTCCCATCCATTTCACCGACTTAAAACGTGAAATCATGTATATTAAAGATAACGATGAATGGACCAAGCATGAAGACAAAGAAAAACTAATCGAGGCTCTTGAATGGGCAGCCAAACAAGGCGTGAATTGTTTTGTGGATTGGCGAGAAGCAACGTCGGCTGAGAACGAGGATTTAGACAGTCCTACAGGGCAAATGTGGATGAAATTGATGCAGACTGTGGTACATCCCCATGATGACCGTATGAAAGCTTACCCAAAAATTATGAAAGAAATCGCGCGTAATACACACTTAAAAAAGGAAGACCAAACATAATTATGATAAAAACCACATACACGGTTTGTATCATATATTCATACACAAATGTTCAACAAAAAACTTTCCGCACCGACCTTTATTTCCAAGTATAAACCGTACTATATCGATGATTTTCGGTTAGATCCAGATTTTAAGGCAGTTCTCCAAACACTGTTTGACATGGATGAATTGAATTTATTGTTGATTGGTGCACCAAATTCTGGAAAAACAAGTTTTCTTTACGCAATGATTCGTGAATATTACGGATTAAAACGTGACGACCCTATTTCAGAGTCTAACATCCTCTTTATCAACAATTTAAAGGAACAAGGTATACAATTTTTCCGATCAGAAATGAAAACATTTTGTCGTTCCCACTGCGGTATTTATGGCAAAAAAAAACTCATCATTATTGACGACATGGACACGATTAATGAGCAAAGTCAACAAGTCTTCCGTAATTACATTGACAAATACAAACATAATGTAAATTTCATTGCGGTATGTTCTAATATTCAAAAAATAATTGAGAGTATCCAGTCACGTGTGAATATTTTACAAATACCTTCACTCACAGAACCGCAAATACGCGATATCATGGAAAACATTGTTCAAAAGGAGAATATTGTTATTGATGAAGACTCTAAAAATTATTTGTTGAAAATATCGGGTAGATCCATAAGAAACGTCATCAACAATTTGGAAAAGATTTATATTATCGCGGCCCCCAAACAACTCCACAAGGGTGGAGACCCCTTTGGGGTCTCTAACCGGTCTCCGACCTTCGTTGTTAGTAATTTTTCCGACACCAAAGGTGTGCTGAAAATCTACAATCCTGATGCGGTTTTTTCCGCTGGAAAGCCAGTTGAGTTTGATATTTGTAAGAAAATATGCTCGAATATTTCCTTTATTCAATTTGAGCGATATTTAGAAGCCTTGTTCCAAGGTAATCTACAAGGAGCTATCCTTATTCTACTGGAGATTTACGAATATGGATATTCTGTCATAGATATTTTGGACTATTTTTTTACCTTTATGAAGAGTACTCCCATGCTGAGCGAAGAACAAAAATATCAGATGATACCTATTATTTGTAAATATATCACGATTTTTCACAACATTCATGAAGAATCGATAGAATTGGCCCTGTTTACAAACGAAGTTCTACAGGTTACGGGGAACCAAGGTGCCCCTCAAGGTTGAGACCCCTCCTTCCTGTATAACAGCAATAATCTACCTGAAGGAGGGGGCGTGCGGGGGGACCAAGGTCCCCCGCAGAAAATTGATTTAAAGAATTAACATAAAAATAATAGAGCATATTTATCATCAGGAAATATGAGCATTTTTACACCCGTCATGTATAACGATATCGCACGATTGTATGATTCCGATGCGTCGGACAATTCAGATTCGGAAATCAGCGATGAATCGAGCGCTAGTGGCGAATGGGAATATGAAAACGTAAAATTGGATAGTGTGGTGTCATCCGTATTGGGAAAATTTATCAATCGTGCCAGATTTGGTAAAGAAAAATATGGTACGGACCTAGACCGTGAAGACCTGACCATTTTAGAATGGATCAATCATGCCCAAGAAGAACACATGGACGCCATTCTCTATCTCGAAAAAATACGTAAAGTGGAGACCCGTCGTCAGTTAGAAACATCATCACAAACAGATACTTGGAAAATTGTAGGACAATTTGTAGCAATATTTGCCGCAGTTGTATTATCTAATATTGTTTTAACCTACAATTATAGATTACACTAACCGTCGCATATATATAATAATTTTGGTATATTAGTGTATATATGAGTCAATTATTTTGTCAACCTGTAGATATTGATATATTATTTGAATTATTAGATAAAATTTGCCTCAAAAAAGAAAAATATTATGTGGTTGATAACAATGCTTTCCGAAAACTGGTATTTCACGAATACCACAAGGATTTTTTTGATAAAATTATCGATTGTTATCATTTATCCAAACAATTTTATGTAACGCGTAAATTGAACTATAAGTCGTTTACAAATATTGTCCGGCAAATATGTAAATTGAATAGCATTATGTTTACATCGGATATCAAATACAGTGAATCCAATTATACTATCGAATATTACGTTTTTTTTGAGAACCAAAATTCCCCTTAGAAAACAGGAATTGGACCTCCAAAATGTATATTATCAGGTAGTGTGGTTAAATCCATGTATTGTACGACATCGTCAGCCAAATACAATGTAAGTTGACTATCACGATTCTCATGTTGACATTGTTGAGTCCATTTCTCCAATTTCACGATATCATTCATCGCAACAATACGGCCATCCACTCCGCAATGTTGCGGTGGGCGTTTTCCCGGTTTACCTAATGTATGTTTGATACGCCATTCACAGGATAATGCGTTACGGTGGTCGGGAAACCCAGACAACAAACAATATATTTCCCAGCCACCACCGCGCCCATGGGTATACCTAGCACCACCGCTGATTTCTTCATTGTGTTGACGAAGACGGCGTTTTGGATTGTTGGTAGAACCATTGTAGGTCAAATGCGCGTATTTAGGTTGACGATTACGTAAAATATAACAGTACCATATAGGTTGAGACTCCGGAATCGACTTACTGTAGATTTTCCGCACACCTTTGGTGTCGGAAAAATTACTAACAACGAAGGTCGAAGATCGGTTGGAGACCCCTTTGGTAAGAGACCCCAAAGGGGTCTCCCACCTTACATCCCGAAGGGATGTTGAGGGGTCTCCACCCTTGTGGAGTTGTGTAATGGAGGAGTTGTTTGTTTCCAAGGACATCTTATTATACGCAGATATATTAAGATGAAAAAAAAGAATACTCGTATAAGCATTGTAGTAATGATTACACTGATATTTATTTTATTAGGAGCGATTCTATTGACCAATTATTATTACGGAAAAGTCTTCAAAACATGTAAAGATTGTCAACCTAACGAAATTTTTTATGTAGATATGCCACTTTTACCGCAATCTGACATTGCGAAATTGGAATCCGCAATGAAAGGAGATGGAATCCATTTAGACCCAAACAAGAATTTCAACAGTGCTCAGGGGAAAAAACTGAACTATAACCAATTGCCACCAGAAATCCAACAATTTTATGTGAATGAATCCTTACGTTCGGCGGTAAGTAACGCAATAGGAGAACAAGTTGTGTATGCTGACGAAAAAGAACGGTATCGCGTATTTGCCATCATGTACGAAGATGAGAACGATTTCAAAGATTGGCATTATGACAATAATTTTACGGACGGAAACCGCTATACTTTGGTAATTCCTGTCATCTTGGACCAAGGAAATACGTCCGAATTTGTCATACAGGAACGCACGACGTCGGAAATAAAAACGGTACCAATACCATTAGGGAAAGGTGTTGTATATAATGGTTCGATTACTTATCATATGGTCACTAAACAAACCCTCGGTAAGCGCCGATTAGTGATTGTAGTCCCGATGTATTCACACTATACAAAAAACATTTGGGGAGAACTTCGCCAAACAATACGCAATGTTACCAACGATGTATTGACATTATAATATACAACAATAAAAATAATACAATAGTGTATAGTTAATAATCATGTATGACATGTTCAAAGGTAGAAATATTGTATATTTAATTTTCGCCGTTGCATTGGTTTTAATTGCTAATTATGTGGGAACTCATTTTAAACAACATTTTATTGATGGTAAAGACGATTCGGCGGAATTGATACAAAAATATTTGTTGAATGATTCACCACTCTACGGACACAACAAACCCAAGATTTGGATACATACCAAATACGAAATTAATGCGCGTGAATGGAAAGACTTTGGTTCACGTAACACGTATAATTTGAATCAACCCTATATTCATTACACCATTCAGTCCATCATTGACCACAACCAAAAAGATTTCTACATCTGTTTAATCGACGATGAATCCTTTAGTAAGCTTATTCCGGGATGGGATGCGAATGTGCCCACAATGGCTGAACCTTTGAAAACCTATTTTAGAGAACTTGCCCTGATGAATCTCCTACACATTTACGGCGGCATGGTCGTTCCGGATTCCTTTTTGTGTACCAAACCCATGTGGAATTTCTACAAAGACGGTATCTCGGCAAAACGCCCTTTCGTCTGCGAAAAAACCAACCGCACGTGTAATTTGGTTCAACAAAACAAAAAATTGTTATTTATTCCCGACCCCTATTTTTCTGGGTGTGCGAAGAAGGACGAAACCATGGGAGAACTCGTAGAGTACATGAAAAACCGATTATTGAAACACGATTTTACGGAAGAGCGACACTTTTTAGGGGACGTGTCGCAGTGGTGTATCGAAGCCATCGAAAATGGTCACATGAATTTGATGTTGGGGCAGCGTATTGGTATCAAAACACAGAAACGTAAGACGATTTTAGTCGAAGAATTGTTTGAGGAAAAACCCTTGGATTTGGACGCGTCATGTGTGGGTATTTATATTCCCGAGGACGAAATTCTTCACCGTCATAAATACGAGTGGTTTGCCTATATATCCAAGGAGGACATTTTCAAGGTGAATGCCATCATTGTGAAATATATGCGTCTCAATTTAGAGCGCGTGAATGACATGTATTACAAGGAAACGACTACACAAGACTTGGGGCCTGGACTAGCCGATACACGTTATGTGATTACTCTATAAACAACTTCGTCCTTCGTTGTCCGTAGGACATCAATTGTAGAATATTATTTGATAATATATCACAAATATATCATAAAATATTTTTTACTAAGTCCGGAGAAGCAACACAATTTATGGTGCCACTTGGACACTTGGTACAGCATTACCACCTCGTCTCTTGGCCGTCTTACGACGAACAAACCCGAACTTGCCCTTCTTGGCGAAATAACCGAATTTCTGAAGCCGTTTTTCCTTCTTTGCGGTGAAATGCTTTTTTTTGGAAACAATGCGTCCCCACTTATTCATGACTAAATCTTTCTTGCTGAGTTCACCTGGGGTTTTGAACGCGGTGCCGTTCATGACCTGGGTACGAGAACCGAACAATTCAGGAAAGGCCTTGCCTTGGATATGATATTTACCGTCTTGAGCGCGATGAGGTCTCTTCATTATACTATATACATATTCTAATATTTTTTATTTGGGAAAACAGGGGGTATTGTTTTGCCCCAAAATCTTGACACCAGCGCCTATATAAGATTGATTTTGTGGTCCTAATCCAACTCCGAATGTGTTTGAGTTACTCGGGTTAAATATAACTGTAGTTCCCCCACCATTGCGTACCAATTGTGAATAACGCATGGATCTAGAAATAGAGGTATCGTTGTAAGAAGTATTGAATTGAGTATTGACATTGTTTATCTTTTTGTTGGTGAGGGTATTTATTTTTGATTGGGCTTTACAATAATTCACAATGTTAAATTTCATCCCTCCAATATTTTGTGGTGACAATTTCGCCGCACAGAAATTCGCCAACGACATGTTAACATTTGAGGCTTGACTCATATTGTATTTTTACTTACAATATGAATGTATTTTCCTATTCAAAAAAAGCGGTCCAAAATAATCGGTTCTTCCATCTTTGCCTCAAAAATATCGACTAAATACCTATAAATGTTTTCATAAATTTGATTGTCAGGATATTCACGGCAAGTATACAGATCCAATGCCAAGTAATTGCGTTCTGGAAAAGTATGAATCGTTATATGTGACTCAGATAATAAATATAAGACGCTAATACCGTTTGGCGTAAATTGATGATGAACTGTATTCAAACATACAAAATTATGTTTTTTACAAATAATATCTAGCACGTTCTTGATGCCGTCTAAACTATGTAATAATACAGTATTTTTGATATGTTTAATGTCACATATCATATGTTTTCCGGATGATATTTTGGATTCATCCGCGTACATTTCGGGTATATTATCTACACATTTATTTTTATGTTGTTTTTAGATTAGTAATTCTAATAATCATTGTAGACATTGACCAAAACATTCAAAAACAATTCAATATCAGGCATAGGTTTTTGCGAAGAATTGTAGTCAAATCCCACAATTTCATTTGAGCGTATATCCCCCCCCTTAAGCATGTCGTAGGAAATATTGTCAGAATCTGAAGGCAAACATTCATACTTTACCAAACACATGGATATTTTTACATAACGATTCGTCAACAGTTTTATCATGGCTATGACACCTTCGCAAGTATCGGTATAATACGAATAATTGTGTGTCATATACACACCCATTTTGCGCGTATCATATCCACCCCGAAGACCAAATGTATCTAGATTATGGTCATAAAACACATATAAACGATTGATCTCTCTATTATTTTCGTCTTTTTCAAATATTTTTAGTACTAATGAATCTGATGACATGATATTAGCGTGTTATATTATAACACGTCTATCTTTTAAGTATATTTATAAAACATTATACACCGAACGAAGTTAGGTTCGTGTTCAAGGGTGTATTCGTAATTCACGTACAAAACACATGGCATATTGTGCTATCAAATAGATGTGTCTTCGATACTCATTGTCACTCGTCAAATCAATACATTCATCCCCACCGTACAAACACACAATTTCATCGCGTGAATATCTCGGAAAAACGTGCTCCCATAATGGAAATCCGGACAAACTACCTTCGTGTCCTTCATCAGGTCCGACTTTTCCATAAACAATCAAATCAAAAAACTTGTCTTTGATTTTTTCAGTGATTTCATCTTCATTGTAATCGTAATCCTCATCCACTAATCTACCAGAATACGTAAACCCATTTCCATGTAGTTCACTTTTTTGTTCCGTAGAATAACCTTCATATAAATAGTCTATTTTGGGATATTCCACAGCAATACCTCCTATCGATTGTAGATACCGTTTCATCCCAATCCAGAAGAATTCACGTGAATAGTTCACACCTTTGTTCCCGACAATTAAGAGAACGTTTTTCGGCGTTTTGATGTTTATTTTACTCAAAAAATACCGAATATTGGCGCTCGTAGTACAATGTTCTCGTGTATGTTCCATCAATTGCTTTATTAAATTCATCTTTTCAGAATCTACAGAATCCATACAAGCATCCAAGAGTAATTGTTTGGGAAACGTGGTCAGTGTATGTTCTGGACAATCTTCCAGGTTCTCAAATATCGGAATACAACCGTTGGCCAAAATTTCGTAATGCCGCAAACAATCCCACCCCCCTTTCTTTTTCGTATGCGCAAACCACGATTGTTGAAACATCTGATAATATTCGGATTCTTGACCCGCCACAAACAAGTGTTCAGAACGTTCTCCAGGAATCAGGGGAGAAATACCATATTTTTTGTTGTAATATAAATCATGGTTCTCCAACATGACACATTCATCCGGAATACAATAAGACAATGGAAAAATGAAACTATTCAAATATGGTCGAATATCCAGCGCATACACTTCTGCGTGATGAAGTGGTGTTACATGATAAATCATATCGTCATCTGCGATTTCATTCAGTGATTGACCCACATAAAAATGCGTGTTGGGAATATGGCGCCGTTTGTCTGTTCTCAGCGAAAAGAAACTGGCCAACCAACAAAAGGTACTGTTGCTATGTAAAAGAGTAGGACAATCCCGCATAAGCGCGAAATCCGAGAACAAATCTTCTTGATAAAATATGGGGTTCCATTTTTGGAAGAACTCCACATATTTATGTTCCCAATCCCATCGCAATTTGTCGGACACAATGATCAAACGTCCACCTTTTTGCATGACATTTTCAAGGATGTTCAAATAATATTGTGGTGGAAGAATATCACTGGTGGGACAAGGATGCTGAATAAAATCATCCAGTCGAAGTGAAAGTACCACATCATTTTCAGCAAGGTTCTCCTTGTGTGTTTTTTGAAAGAAATCACGTATCATAACCTTATTACCATTGTCGTCGTACCAAAAATCATCACAATCTTTTATTGCGTCAATGAGTTTTTGGCGATAATAAGGCAGAAAAAACTCGCTTTTTTGAAAATACCCTTTACAAATAATATTACTATTCTGATAAAAACTCAAATCCTTGACGTAATCTGTGTCGGTAATGGTGACACCTTCAGGAAGGTCCTTAAAAGGAACATAGATATGCCCGTATTTGATTTGTATGAGTTTTGCGGCCAAATATTGAAATATATTGTTTCCGGTTCTCCCGCCGTTATTCACAAAAGATACGTAGGGCATGTATTGTAATACAATAAACATAAACTTTTATGTTTATTATTGAAATATTTTGTGTTACACCTCTATTCTGTTTTATGGTGTCGTTTATCTAAAACTTCTTGCATGGTAGTATTTCTATTGGCCTCTGTTTCTGCGCATAAATGAACAAACAATGCATTATCAACAAACTGAGGATAAGCGCTTTTGATACAATTCAACACATAAGGATCATGAATGATGTATTTGCCAGTTATTTGCGGAAAAATACATTCATATAAGGTTTTTTGTTCATACGGAAATTGGTTCCATGGGTCGGTATTTCTTAAACTCCAAATCAAAGCTTCGTATGGAATAGCATTACGATGAATAAATTTAACACCAGTGTTAATCGGATAAGAACCCCAATTATTTTCATGAAATGTGTGATACAAAATACTATCGTCCGTTAAATCAATACAAGATTCTATACGTACATCCGGTTTATTTACATATACATCTGAATCCAACCATAAAAACCACTGTGTATCCGGAAAAATAGATGCCGCTTTATGAATGATTTCGCTTCTTCTGAAATGGAGCGAATGCATTTCCTTTTCCTCGGGTTCAGAATCATCATAATAAAATTGATAGTTGTGTCTTTGACAATAATCTTCTAACATAATTTTGGAAATGGACGCATAAATAGTATTTGATGGATAATGTCCAGATATGATTGTGATATTGACCATATATATTCTT